AGCAGGAGTTGTTGGTGAAGTTACAATCGGTACTGAACCGCCGCCCATTAAGCCATCACGTCCAGTTTTACCAGACCGTCCTGGGAGTGTGCCTATCGATCAACGACCGACGCTACGGCAGGGCGATGAAGGCGACGATGTGCTCGATATGCAGCGCATGATTCCGCGCTTTACGGGTGAATTCGATGGTGATTTTGGTCCGACTACATATGAAAATGTGGTTCGGTATCAACGTTCACGTGGGCTCGAAGCTGACGGTATTTGTGGACCGCTCACTTGGGAAGCGCTTTATGGTCACAAGCTTCCGGTACCGCTGCCTCCACCGCCACCCGGTGCGCTCACCGCTGAGCAGCAGGTGATGGTCATGCGGATCGCCAACGATAGTCGGATTGCGGATTATAGTTGGCCCGATCGTGGCGTTGCACCGGCTGGATACATTCAAGGCATGGCGCTGTCGTTCGCGCAGACTTATAAAAAACTCTTAGTCAATCATCCCGCTGCTATCGAAATGGCCAAGGCGCGAACTAATTCCGAAAAAGACGTGTTAAATCTTTGGCGCGATGAGTTTGAGAACGAAGGGATGTCAAACGAGGAAGCAGGGATCGATACGTTGCGGCATCTCTACGCCTTCATGCTTGGAAGCGGAATGCGCGAATCCAGCGGTCAGCATTGCTGTGGAAGGGATCAGAGCGCGAGCAATACCGACAGCAACACTTGTGAAGCCGGCGCCTTTCAGACCAGTTATAACGCGTCAAGCGCCAGCAATCCTGAGTTCGACCAGTTGATGGACGAATTCCTCGAGGGATTGCATCCAGGCTATCTCGATGCGTGGTCAGAGGGGGTCAGCTGCAGTTCGGAGGATTGGACGAATTATGGATCCGGCCGAGGTGAGGATTTTCAAGCGCTATGTAAGAACGCGCCGGCGTTCAGTGCGGAAACGCATGGCTTAACGCTTAGGAATTTGTGTAATCATTATGGGCCTACGATTCGATTCGAGGTCACTCTTTCCTCCGATGCGGATGCCATGTTTCAGGATGTGCAAGACTACATGGACGAAAGCGATGCTATCACTTGAAGAAATGAAGCTTTCGCATCGTATCGCGTTGATCGTGGTCATCGTGCTCGTCGTTCTGTTTGCGCTGGCGCTGTTTGGATATTTCACCGGTGCCTGGGACAAAGCGGATGCTGAGACATTGCCATCGCGAATGACGACTAAATGGGATGCTCGCCTAGTGGAGTTGGAGATCGAGGGACTGGATGACGCCTATAGGGAAAACGTCACCCATTTGTTCAGAATTTGGATGCGGGATGACACTGGTCAACCTCACAGGTTGATCGTTGGGATGAACCAAAGTCGCAAAGCCTATGCGGCGACAAGAGACAAGATCGAGGCGCACAAGCGAGATATCGAGCAAGAAAAAGTTCGGTAGAGTCATGGAACTGTCGTGTGCTTTGTCATAATGCTGAGTACCCGCGCCAGCCGGGTTCGCTGGCAACCAGCCTAGGAGACTGAAAAATGCCTACACATCTGGCATTGATTACGATCATCGATCCGGGGTTGAGCGTCGGCTATCCATTGCCGCAACCACCGCTCGGCATCTGGGGCGGTGGCAACTTGCCGGTCATGGGACATCCAATTGCACCCGGCGGTCCGCCTCCCGGAATTTGGGGCGGCGCTCCTCCACAGATCGGTTACCCACTGCCGCAGCCTCCGCTCGGCATCTGGGGCGGTGGCAATCTTCCAATCATGGGGCATCCAATCGCGCCCGGCGGACCACCTCCTGGAATTTGGGGTGGGGCACCTCCGCAAATCGGTTACCCACTGCCGCAGCCTCCGCTCGGCATCTGGGGCGGCGGTGGCGTGCCGATGCCAACTCCACCAATTTATTTGCCGCCTGGAACGCTTCCCGGTGGGAAACCAGAGCATCCGATTTATATCCCACCGAGCAGCGGGGTGCCTGGGGTTCCTACGCATCCGATCGAACTCCCACCGCCTGGCAGTCCACCGGATGAAAAGCCGGAGGTGCTGGAGAATTGGGACGTGAAGACTTATTGGTCCCCAGCTACCGGATGGGGTGTGGCAGTCGTACCATCAGAGGAGCATCCGGGCGTTCCGACGCCCTCCAAAAGGGCGTAGAAGACGCAGACGATAATTGTAACGAAGAAGCCTTGGCTTCTTCTGCAGCGTACGATGTGGAAGGTAGAGGCGGAGGGGGTTAGCTCCTGGGCGCTCCCTCCGCTGCAAAGGCGCGATAATCATGGCGACTTTTGTCGTTGTTGCGGGCCCTACCGGTCAAGGGCAACTGCCGACGGTCAATATCTCAGCCAATTTCACGGGACCGACCGGCTGTCAAACGCCGGCGACGCAGATCTCCGGAGCTTCTGGTGCTGGGTCGCCGGGTCAGTTCAAGACAGTTCAGGATAGCGGTGGTGTCGTGGCTGGGTTAAAAAGTCTCTGGATCCCTGGATACGTGGGGCCGGCGTGATGCTCGATAAATCCGCTCAGGCAGGCCAGCATTCTTACAAGGATCGTGGTGATGATTGTTACGAGACCCCACCTTGCGCCACTGAGGCGCTCCTGCGTGTCGAGAGTCTTCCTCATTATATCTGGGAACCGGCGTGCGGCCCAGGCGCGATTGTCCAGGTTCTCCGTGATCACGGACACACGGTCTTTGCCTCGGATCTTCTGGACTATGGTTGGGAGCATGCAATAGAGGATTTTTTGTCGGTGCAGGTGCCGATATCCAAAATCAACCGCGTGGCGATCGTGACCAATCCGCCGTATCAGTTAGCAGAAGCGTTCGTTGAAAAAGCGCTCTACTTCTGTCCGAAGGTGGTCATGTTGCTGCGGCTGGCGTTCCTCGAGAGCGTCAAGCGTACTGACATTTTGGAGAATGCTGGTCTTGCGCGCATTCATGTGTTCCGCAATCGCTTACCGATGATGCATCGTAAGGGTTGGGACGGTCCGAAGTCTTCGAGCGCGATGCCGTTTGCCTGGTATGTATGGGAGAGAAAACATAAAGGTCCGACGATCATCGATCGGATTTCGTGGGACTGACCTTAAGCATTTCTTAAGATTTAGCGCCTAACTTCCTCCACGGTGAGATCCAACTTCGTGGAGGATTTTTTATGGCTGCCGCGAACAAGCTCAGCGTTAACAAGACGAAGAAAGAAGCCCAGCACGACGTCGAGTTCGCCGAAGGCGGCGACACGCCGATGTTCAAGCAACAGGCAGCAGGGCCGGATAAGCCTGGAAACACCGGCAAGGATCAGTCGTCTGCGCCAGGGGCAAAGTATGCCGAAGGCGGCTCGACCAAGATGTTCGGGTTTAATCCATCGGTGCCGGCGAAGGCGGGACAGACAGGAGCACGCTGATGGCGCCACCCATGATGCGGCCGCCGCGCGTGCCGGTGGCACCGCCCGCAATGCCTGATCCCAACAAGGCAGTGTTGGCGCCTCCTCGGATCAAACCTGTCTCTACGCGTGTCTATGGCAAAGGCTCCACGCCGTACTCGAGCGGTCCGGATATGGGCGTGCGCGGGGCCGGCATCGGCTTTGCAGGAGGATTCAAACCTTATGGCAGTCCGTAGACCATTTAAGAAGGACCTCACCCCGATCGGACGCGGTGGGATCACCAAGCATGTTGGCAAGGGCGCAACTGAACAGCGGCGAGCTCCAGGTGGCGATGAGCAGCTGACCGGAGGCAATCCGTTCCAAAGCGCGCAGAACCGCTATCCCAAGCCGGCGCCACCGCCGCCGGATATGGGCGAGCCCGATGCGGACGATTTATCCGTTCCAAGTCCTCCCGTGCCGATGGGTGAACAGGCACCTCGTGCGCCATCGGCACTGATGCCTCCGTTTGGAATTGGGCAACCGCCTGAAGACGACAGTGAATGAGCACAACAGAAGAACTCACCAAACGAGCGCGTTTTCTCCGCAATGCTGCACCCCAGCAATTTGCGGATTTTTTCGCTGAGTTCGTTGCTTACACCGATCGTCAATACGAGACGATGGTCCTGACAACCGAGAATCTGCACAATGCGCAGGGACATGCGCAGCAGTGTAAGGTGATCGTGGACGCTTTAGAGAGGGCAAAAAATGGTTGATGTTGTCGTCGATCAGAAATCGATGCCGAAGCTGCCTTACGATCCAGAAGTTATCCCCAAGGCAGTACGCGATCGTGCAGCGGCAGTCGATGCGTTGTATGCTCATGCAGATACTTCAGGTGAGTCGCCCCAAACCCAGCCCTCATCTGAAGTAAAGCCGCCGGAGCTACCCAGCCCCCCTGAGACTCCGGTTGCAGAGCAGGTGCCGGTGGTCCCGCCGTCTACCACGACTCCAGCCCCATCGGCACCTGCAGTTTCTCCTCCTCCCCCGCCCGAAGATGAAAATTCGGATAGCTGGAAGCTCAAGTTCGTTCGGATGCAGGGTCAAAATACGGCGCTGAATAAGACAATCGGCGAGATGCAGGTGCAGTTGGAGCAGCTGGGGAGCGAGCTCCTGCATTTGCAGCACAACCAGCAGCAAGCCCCCAGAGCCCCGCGAGAGCGACAACCAGGCGCCGCGGTTACGCCCCCGCCGCAATACCTGACGCCGGAAGACGAGCAGAATTACGGCAGAGATTTGCTCGATATGAGCAAGCGGGCGGCGATGGAGATGGTCGCGCCCAAGATCCAGGAGATCGAGGAGCAGAACGCCCTTCTTCGCCGTCAAGTGGCCGATGAACGTCGGCGTAGTCTTGATCAGATGGTCGAGCAGGCGGTGCCGGATTTTCGTGAGATCGACCGCAATCCGCGCTGGCACCGATGGCTGCTCGGGATTGACGTTTTATCTGGACGTGTTAGACAGACGCTGTTGAACGATGCTATCGCGACAGCTTCGGCCCACCGCGTAATTTCGTTCTTCAACGGCTTCAAGCAAGAGGAAGCCGCCACAGGCCACATCGAGGCGCCAGCGTCGACACCCACAGGGCAAGCGCCCCCACGGGAAGCGGCGGTACCCCTGGCCTCCCTAGCGGCCCCTGGACGGGCAAGACCGGCGACTGGTGGTGACACTTCGTTGCCCACTGAAAAGCCCATTTATTCACGCGCTCAGATCAAGCAGTTGTATGATGCGCATCGCAAAGGTGCTTACGTCGGCCGTGAGGCCGAGTGGGCGCGGCAGGATGCTGAGATCATTGCAGCTGGACGAGAAGGGCGCATCCGGTAAACCGGGGGCTGCGCCTGTCTAGCTAAGATCGCGGGGTAGTCCCCATGCATAGGGACTACTTCGATGCCTATTCCGACCACTGGCTTTGGTATCGCTACCAGCGGTACCAGTCCTCCCCTTACTCCTGTTGGCTCGACTGCAAATACCTTGCAGGCGACTGGCTTCATCCCTAGCCGTAAGTAATTTTTGGGGATGTAAAACCCTCTCTGAACACCGGGAACGCGTCCTTGACGTAACCCGAGGGAACCACTAAACCATGCTAAGTTTATTCCAATATGGTGGTATAAATGACCCCGGAATACTTAGCTGGTCTCTTCGATGGCGAAGGGTGTATTGACGTGCAGCGGATGTATCCAAAAGTGAGCAGGCCAAGATTGTACGTGCGACCGCGAGTTCGTATGTGCATGACGGACAGTGCTCGCTATTTGGCAGATCAGCTTCATGCCAAATTCGGAGGCCATATTTTAACCCGCAAGGGTAAGCAGAACCAGCAAAGTAGTTGGTCGCTTGAATGGCTAAGTGGCGATGATATTCGTCGTTTTCTGAATTTGATCCTTCCTCACCTGATCCTGAAAGCAGAACAGGCAAAACTCGTGTTGTGGTGGTTGGACAATGCGTCTGGCCGCTTTACCACTGCCGGTTATGTGGGGATGGAGCAGGCGCGTGCAGCTTTTGCTGAAGAGTTGCGCGCTATGAAGGTGGACCCGCAGAGACTGAGCGAGAGGGCAATGAAGCGAATTGCTTCTTTGATGCGACAGTCCGGCCTTCATGGTGACATGGAGAAGACAGCAGAAATGGCTGTCTCGCTTGGGTAACACCAAGTCTAACGCGGGTGCTGACCGCGTAGTAACAGAACGGAAATTTGGTCAGCAAAACTGGTTGAAAAGTTTTACGCGAGCACCGTGCTTGCGGCGATATCAAACACCGATTACGAAGGCGAAATCGCCAATATGGGCGATCGTGTCAAGATCAGAACAAAGCCGACGATTCAGATCCGCGATTATCTGGCCGACGGTTTGCTTGGTCTTGATCGCCCCTCCGGTAACAGCGTGGAGCTCTATATCGGTAACGGTAAGTACTTCTCGCTGATCCTCGACGACGTCATGGAGGTTCAAAGCGATTTGAATATCCTCAGCATGTGGAGCGATGACGCCGCACAACAATTGAAAATCACGGTCGATCGCGATGTGCTCGGCGGTATCGTCGGTGGTGCTAATGCCAAGAATAAAGGTGCGACTGCTGGCAACATCAGCGGTAACATCAATCTTGGTATCAAGGGCACGCCAATCACGACAGTCGGGCGTAATCCGACTGCCGGTCAGGTGGAAATCATCGACGTTCTGCTTCGTCTCGGACAATGCCTCGACGAGATGAATATTCCCGAGGTCGGACGCTGGGTGGTGATGCCTTCGTGGGCCGGACGACAAATCAAGCAGTCAGAATTGAGACAAGCTTACCTCTCTGGTGATCCGGTCTCGATGCTGCGAAATGGACGGCTTGGTGAAGTCGACAGGTTCACGATCTACATCTCGAACTTGTTGCCGAGTAGCGCGACGGACGCAACCAACTTCGCTGCTGGTGAGGCGCCGGTCTATGCTGGACACGCCCATGCGCTGACGTTCGCGTCGCAGATCTCCAAGGTGGAGACGCTGCGATCCGAATTGACCTTCGGTCAGATTTTGCGCGGTCTGCAAGTCTACGGTTATCAAATCGTCGATAACACCGCGCTCTGTCAGGCTCAGGTCATCTCGGGTGGTTAAGCTTAAGCAAATCTTAAGAAGCGCGCCCTAGGTTCCTTCGGAGAGGAGCCTAGGGTGGCGACATCTCCATCATATTTCGGCGATTTCAGCGATCAGGATCAGCCGACGCTGAACACTGTCGCTGACTACATCACCGAAGCGCGTATTCTCCTGCAGGATAAAGTTGAGCCTTTTCGTTACGAAGATCCCTCGCTGCTGATGGCGCTCAATTTGACGCTGCTGGAAGCGCGTCGACTGCGATCGGATCTGTTTGTTTTCAATCTGAAGGTCAGTGGACAGACGCAAGCGTTCAATGCAGTCGATAACACTTATGTCGACATGGAGCCGCAGTTTCGTTTGGCTCTCGTGCATGGGTTGGTAGGTCACGCACTCGAGCGCGATCAGGAGGATTATCAGGACGCCAGAGCGTCGGCATTCCTGAGTTTGTTCTCAGCTGGATTGATCGGTCACGCTATCGGTGTGGTGACTGGTGGTTCGCCACCCAGCGGTAAACGAGGCGATCGATGAGCGATGAAGACGAGATCGATCGTTATTGGGCGCAGTTGTATGGTCAGGCGCAGGTGCCGTTGACTGGAGCGTCGAGTGCAGCGTTGCGTGCGCAGCTGTTCGATGTGCTGACCGAATTTTTTGATGGCTCGAATTGCTGGCGTGAAGTGATCAAGGTCATGGTCACGCCAGACACACTCGATTATGCGGTCATGCCGATTGAAGGTGGACGGGTATTACGGTTGTTGGGGGTGCTCAATCAATACAACACTCCGCAGCCGGCGGTTATGTCGGACGATCTCGGTTCGGTGCAGTTTATCTATGCGTATTCCCAAGTGCAGCCGATGTCGGTGTACGTGGTAAAAACCGTCACTGATCCGTTGAAGTGTTTTCCGCCAAACATTCCTGATTGGTTGTTGCCGAAGCATCATATCGTGCTGTTGCACGGCGTGCTGGGCAATATGATGTTGCAGCCGGGAAATAGCTATAGCAATGCCCAGCTATCCAATTTTCATCAAACGAAATTTCGTGACGGAATTGCGCATGCGCGTGTCGCATCGATGCGTGCGAATACTGTTGGTGCACAGGCGTGGGCATATCCGCAGCAGTTCCGAGTGACGAGCCAGAAGGGTGGCGTGAGCACGTTCAACGTCCATCCGACTCCGACGCCGAGGTAAATGATGTCGTGGGATCAGAACCAAAGCGCGACCTCGGCCGAAGTGAATATCGTTATCGGTAATGGCACGACTTGGCAGGATGCGTTTCAGTTTGGGCAACCGGGAGATTTTACTTGGCAGCTTACTTTTAACTGGGAGATGGAAATCAAGATCGATCGTTATCAGGCCACGCCGTTGCTGAATCCTACGACAGCAAATGGACAAATCATTGTCGACGATATAAATTTAAGAGTTATCCATCTCAATGTCGCGCCGGCAATTATCCAGGCTGCTTTGAATCCTGGAATGTATGTCTACGATTTAATTATGTTCGATGGCTCTACGCCGGCGATCCGCACAGTGCTAATGCATGGTTCCTTGCGCGTTATTCAAGGAGTCAGTCAGCCGTGAATTTCTCGACGCAGCAATTCAACCAAAAGTTCGGCAGTGCTGAATTGACTGAGTTTGGTGCGGATTGGTCGTTTACTTTGGGCTTGTTCTTCGGGGGTAGCCCATCGAAAATTTTCAGGAGCATAATCTTTATCAGTGTCGATTCGATCAGCTGTATGATTAGGTGGACGCTCACCGACATCAGCCAGAAAATTTTCAAATTTATTCCAACGGTCACATATTTTTATGCCGCGACCGCCATAATCAACGTAGCCCGTAGAGTTTGGATTGTTACATCGAGAGCGCATAGCTTCCCAAGTTGCGTAAAGCGGATGTTCGTTTTTCTTTGTAGCATACCCGTGTCTAAATCTGCCGTCTGTTTTGGGCATCGGACTGTTCCATTCAGTTCGAGGTCAAGTGACGGGATCGGTGTTACTGCATCGATCCCGTTGCGCATCGTAGCACACCCTGGGGGTGGCTTCGATGCCTATTGTCTCGAATGATCCGGCCCCCATCGCAGCTTGGCCCGTCGTTCCAATTTTTGGCACGGGACCTACTGGACCATCTGGAGGCCCTTCTGGTCCAACAGGACCGACCGGCCTTGGGAGCACGGGAGCGACGGGCTCTACGACGACAGGGCCTACAGGCTATACAGGACCTACGGGCGCTGGTGCGTTCACTGGTCCAACAGGAGCAGTAGGCCAAACTGGACCAGCGGGCTCGCCAGGGCCTATCGGACCGACAGCACCAGGGCCGCCGGGAGCAACCGGGCCGACGGGCGCCGGTGCGTTCACAGGCCCCACTGGACCTCAAGGATTAAGCATCGTTGGACCAACGGGGCCGTTGGGTGGCCCGACCGGGCCATCGGGTCCGACGGGTCCGGGTGCTGGTTCGTTCAATGGCTGCATGGCGCGCAACGCCGCTGATCTGACTGGACAAGACATTTCCAATTCTAGCACGCGGTTTACCGTTCCTTGGAGCGGTGCGGCTTTCGATACTGCTGGTTGGCACAATTCAGTTAGCAATACTTCACGGCTAACCGTACCGGTAGGCATCAATTATGTGCGGGTGTCTGCGAGCATTCGTTTAACCAACGTGGCGACGTCTGGCCAAGGCGCACACATTCAATTTTACAAGAATGGTATTGAATTTGGTTGGCCTGGCCGTACTGGGCAGATCACTGGCGGTCAGTTTACTGAATCGTGGCTCACGCTGGTTTCTGGTCCCATTCCAGTTATCGCTGGCGATTATTTTGAAGTTCTCATTTTTCAGTACAATACGGTGAACGCTACGATCGTCGCGCTCGATTCGTATTTCGCGATCGAGACGGTGCAGTCGAGTGGTCCAACGGGAGCGCCAGGAAGTGCGACGAATACTGGTGCGACAGGTGCAACAGGATCAGTGGGTGCTGTTGGTCCTATAGGATTTACAGGGCCGACGGGCGTCACAGGTCCATTAGGCACGGGTCCCACCGGGCCGCCTGGAACTGCAACAAATACCGGCGCGACTGGACCAACCGGTTCATCGAGCGGTGCGATGTTGCTTGGCGCAACCGGGCAGAATTTATCTGGTGGTGTGTATTCGACGCCGTATCAATATCCGACTGGAAGTTTCACGGTCGACTTCTCGCTCAATCCAATCCAGTGGGTCAATAACGCCGGTGCGTTCACGATTGGCGCGCCATCGCAGGCTGGCAGCTGCATCTTGATGATCTTCAATCAGACTGGTGCGGGCGCAATCACATTCCCTGGTTGGACGGTCGGTAATCCAGGAGATGCATTCACCACGATTGCTGGGCACAAGTTCGCACTGATGATGTGGGGATGTAACGGGATCTATTCGTACAGCGTGAAGGCGTTGCAGTAATGGCTGATTGGTACATATCGTCGGTAGCTTACGCGGCGATTGCGGCGTTCCAGCCGAGCCATGTCTATAGCGTTGGCGATCTCATCAAGCCCTCGGCGCCGGCGTTCAATGCGTCGTTTGTGTTTCGTTGCACGACTGCAGGGACTTCGGGTGCTGAACCGACTTGGACTAGTTCCACGCCGGCTCAGAACAATGGAACTGTCACCACGGGCGGTGTGACGTTCACCAATGTGACGGGGCAGAGTGCTTATGGCTGGGGGGCAGCCGGTGGTACCGTTATGACTTTTAGTTCTAACGGTGGGTATGGCGGCACATCCTATGGCAGAGGTGTTGTAGGCGATCGGATTTTTGTTTCCAGCGATCATAACGAGACTTATACAGGCGGCAGCACTCTGTGTTATTCTTTTCATGGTTTGTCCGGATTTGCTTTCGGGCAAGTGCAAGTCATTTCGGTGAACCGTACCGGTTCGGTGCCTCCTGTCGCTTCTGATTATTTGGCTGGCGCGACAATTTCCAATGTAGGATCGGCGCTTAATCTGGATGCGATCTGTGATGTCTATTGGCAGGGGTTCAAATTTATCGATGCGATCACAACTGCTGGAGCGCTTCAGTTTGGTTATTACGGACGGAGAAATTACTATTTCAAGAACTGTATTTTTCAATTGACGAGCGCAGCGTCGGCGCCAACGATTTGGTTTCAAACACAGGGAAGGATTGTATTTGACAATACCGTTGTTCAGTTCGCTAATGCGGCGCATCAGATAATGTTGAATGGTAGTGCGCCATTCGAGTTTGTGTGGATCAATACACCATCTGCGTTTCAAGGTACGCCACCGACCACACCATTCATGAATAATGGCAGTTATAGCGCGCTGTTGGTGACATGTCGAGGTGTGGATTTCAGCAACGTTACAGGCAGTCTTTTTACTCCTCAAACGCTTCCTTTCAAGCTGTTAATGGACAGCTGTTTGATCGCACCAGCCGTTGTTCGCTTTCCCACCACGTCGCCATCGGGCAGTCCGAGTTCGCAAGACGAAGTCGAGTTGGTCAATTGCTGGGATGGCACCAACGTGATCAACGAGCGCTGGACGCAAGCAGGGCGGACGGTTTCCGATCGTAATACGGTCTTTGCTGGCGGTGCATTCGATGATGTAGGGCCATTTAGTTTGAAGATGATCGCCAGCAGCAATGCAGATACGCTGGTGATGCCAGTGACTTGTTTTCAGTTTGACGCCGAAAATATCTTGCTTGGATCGCGCACGGCGACCGTTGAGATCCTTTCGACATCGGGAGTGCTCACCAATGCTGATATCGGCGTATTGCTTGAATATGAAGGTACGGTCGGATCGACGCTTGGTAGTTTCATTGATAGCGCGCCGGGAGCATTGGGTATTGTCACAGCACTGCCGATTTCTGCCGGCATTTGGAACAATATGCCGGCTGCAGCGCTGACGACGTGGAATCCAAGCGATAAATCTGCCGGCGTCAATTTATCCAACGGTAATCTTTTTGCTACGTCGACGGCGGGAACGAGCCAGGTTGGCGTGCGCGCGACCAACGGGTTGACCTCTGGCAAGGCGTATTTTGAAGTTTCTTGGAGCACGCCAGGAGCAGGTTTCGGCGCCGGCATTTGCACGGCGACAGCGCCGTTAGTTAACAATGACAGCACTTACTATTTTTTGGTGCAGCAGAATGGAAATATTTGGATCAACAACACCAACGTAGGCAATATTGGCACAATTGGAGCAAACACGATTTGCTTCGCTTTTGATTTTGGTGCGCAACTGGGGTGGGCGCGGCTCAATGGTGGCAATTGGAATGGATCGGGCACCGCCAATCCAGCAACCGGGGTCGGCGGCTTCTCGATTGCACCTGCGCTTGTTGGTACAGGTGGTTTTCCGGTCGCAGTGTTCAATGCGTTGAGCTCGGTGGCGATCGGTAATTTTGGCGCCGCGGCGTTCACGCAGACGATACCGAGTGGCTTCTCGGCTTGGAATTCCTTCTTCAGCATGAATAAGCAGTTCTTGCAGGTGAGCTTTACGCCACAGGTCGCAGGGCGGGTGCGTGCTTTGGTGCGACTGATGAAGGCGTTCGCGACGGTTTGGGTCAACCCACAGGTCAAGATTACATGAACAAGACGCAGGTTCTTAGTGCATCACGGGCTGGAATCGGATCAGTTATCACGACGGATCCGGGTACTGGCAAAACGCAAGCCGTGTCGAATATCGGCATTGTGAGATCGCCGCCTTCGTCATCGGTCTTCGCGATCCATTCCTTCGTGTGAGGTGCGAAGATGGTGATCCAGACAAACGTCCCTGCTCCGATCCTGGCGCAGCCGGTCGTGGTTGTTGGAGGGCCGACCGGACCAGGCGGGGGTCCGACCGGTCCGACGGGTCCGCAAGGAGCGATGTCGCTCACAGGTACCACTGGTCCGACTGGACGCACAGGTCCAAGCGGTCCGACCGGAATCATGGGTCCGACGGGTGCAGGAGCGTTTACTGGACCGGGAGGGGTGACAGGTCCTCCAGGATCCATCGGCATGACCGGCGCGACCGGAGTGACGGGTCCCACCGGACCGATCGGTGCTGCGCAGTCCGGTGCTAGAAACTTCGCCAATCCCGCCGGCGGCTATGGAGTCACGCCGACATTCGTGGGTCTGAATTTCACCGCGACGCCAATCAAGACTGGCAATGTCATGGCTTGGATGGCTGGTGTGGCGCTCAACACCACGTCGGGTGGCGGGAGCGTGAACATCACGGCCTATTACGGTACGGGCACGCCGCCGGTACCCGGTGATTCGTCTCCGGTCGGTGCAGTGTTCGGTTTGACTCAGCATCTCGTACTGGCGAGCGGCACTGAGCAAGTCGGCTTCATGATCACGGATAAGATCAGTGGGATGACGCTCAACACGACTTATTGGTTCGATCTGATGATCAGCACGACTTCTGGTACCGGAGCATTCGTCAAAGACATCCAAGGAACGGCGTTGGAGGTCTGATGGCCCATCTTCCCGCCGCGCCTGTCCAAGCCTTTCCGGTCGTGCTGGCCGGGACGCCGGGGGCGTCTGGGCCGACGGGATATACCGGTCCGACCGGCGCCGGCGGAGGTGCGGCGAACACAGGCGCGACTGGACCGACCGGACCGCTCGGAGGTCCGACCGGCTCGACAGGAGCATTAGGTCCGACTGGACGTACAGGTCCAACCGGTGCGGGTGCTACGGGCGCGACGGGTGCGGCGTTAACCGGTCCAACCGGCACTGCAGGACCGACCGGCGCGGCATTAACCGGACCGACCGGCGGGCTAGGTCCAACAGGATCGACTGGCGTTACGGGCCCGCTCGGGACAGGTCCCACCGGGCCGCCGGGTACTGCGGCGGCGACCGGCGCGACCGGCGCCACAGGATCAGCTGGATCTGCGGGAGCGCCAGGTCCGACCGGATTGCAAGGACCGGTAGGACCGCAAGGCAGCGCAGGCGTGACCGGACCGGCGGGCGCTGGCGGCGCTATCGGACCGACCGGTCCGCAAGGGGCTGTCGGTCCGACTGGAGTTCAGGGAGCCGTAGGGGCGACAGGACCGTCGGGGGCGACTGGCACGACGGGCACCACGGGCGCGACCGGGTTCGGCGCCACGGGACCATCGGGACCGTTTGGTGGGACTGGTCCGACCGGTCCTCCCGGTACGGCGGCTGCGACCGGGGCGACGGGAGCTACGGGACCGCTCGGGACGGGTCCTACGGGCGTTACCGGCGCTGTTGGTGGGATTGGCGTCACTGGACCGACAGGATCGGTGGGGCCCACTGGATTACAGGGCGTAGGGGCGCCTGGCGGAACGGGTCCAACTGGGCCCTCGGGGCCACTCGGAACGGGTCCCACCGGAGCAGCGGGCACTCCTGGTCCGACTGGAAGTGGTGGTCCGACTGGACCGACCGGGGCAACAGGAATAACGGGCGCCACTGGCCTGCAGGGACAGATTGGGTTCGGTGCGACCGGCGCCACAGGATCGACCGGAACTCAAGGCCCCACGGGGATGACAGGTCCGGCCGGCACCGCCGCGGCGACCGGCGCGACTGGTGCCACGGGTCCAGGGATCACCGGCGCGACCGGTGTCACGGGTCCGGTGGGAGCAGGCGGACCGACCGGACCGACCGGCGCGGTGGGAGCGCTCGGACCGACCGGACCACAGGGCAACATCGGCGTCACCGGTCCGGCCGGCGCGCAAGGCGTGCAAGGACCCACAGGCGTTCAAGGAGCTCAAGGTCCGCAAGGCAATCCAGGAGCAACAGGAGCAACAGGCGCCACAGGGTCGACCGGTGCAGTTGGATCGGCCGGCGGGATAGGTCCGACAGGTCCGACAGGGACGACGGGAGCAACGGGGGCAATTGGATCGGTTGGCGGGATTGGTCCGACAGGTCCGACAGGGACGACGGGATCGACGGGCGCGGCCGGTGCGGTTGGCGGAGTTGGTCCGGCAGGGGCAACAGGTCCGACGGGATCAACAGGCGCGCAAGGGACGGCAGGAACACCAGGCACACCTGGCGGTGCAGGACCAACAGGGCCGACAGGTAATACCGGTGCACAAGGAACGGCTGGTGGGGCGGGCCCAGCAGGGGCGACCGGTCCGACAGGAAATACAGGATCTCAAGGCACCGTTGGTGGAGCAGGTCCGACCGGAGCAACAGGTGCAGGCAGCACTGGTCCGACCGGTGCAACTGGCGCAGCAGGTACTGGCGGCGCCGCTTCGCCTCCCGTCCGCACCGTCTACATCTCGGGTTCGGGCACCTATACCACGCCAACTGGGGCAACATGGCTGGAAGTAGAAATGGTCGGCGGTGGCGGTGGCGGTGGTGCTGGTTCAGGAGGCGATGTTGGTGGAGCAGGAGGCAACACTACGTTCGGTACGCTTGCTGCGAATGGCGCTGCTGCGGCATCCAGTGCTTATTTGGGCGGTGCTGGTGGGACTGCGAGCGGCGGCAATACCATCAACATCGCTGGCGGACACGGATCTGATGCTCCCAGCCCTGCTATAAATACAGTTGCGAATTCAAGCGGTAGTGCGGGCGCAGCTTCGCCATTCGGCGGGGCTGGCGGTGGTGGTCTTCTCGCGGGTGGTTTTGCAGCAGCAGCGAACAGTGGAAGCGGCGGCGGCGGTGGTGGCGGCGCGTCTTCAGGATACAATTACGGCGGTGGTGGTGGCGGAGCGGGCGGCTACGTAAGGCATGTGTTCACTCCACCGGCCGCTACTTATTCTTACGCAGTTGGAACTGGCGGCAGCGGGGGCACCGTCGGTTCTTTTCCCGGTGGTGCTGGCGGTTCTGGCGTCATCATCATAACAGCACACTTCGGTGGCTGACATGGCAATCGACTTCCCCAACTCTCCGACCACCGGCCAGACTTTCACAGCTGCGGGCGTGACGTGGAAATGGGATGGCACGAAGTGGACAGCGCAAACTCCCGGCGGTGGAACGACGCGAGTTGGTGTGCAGACCTTCACCGCGAGCGGCACATATGTGCCGAGTGCGAATCTAATTGCAGCAAATAGTGGTAGCGGCGGTGGCGGGGGCAGTGCGGCTGTTAGCGGTAATTGGGGCGGTGCTGGTGGCGGTGCTGGAGCTACGATTTGGGCCATCATTAACAATCCAGCCGCATCGTACAGTTACGCTATAGGCGCGGGCGGTGTTGGTGGCACTGCTGGCGCGACTGTTGGCGGCAATGGCGCAGCGGGCATCATCGTCATCAAGGAAATCTACTGATGCTCGAGGAAAACATCATCATCGTTCCCGCCGAGGATCGCGAGATCGTCGTGCCGCCCGAGGATCGCACGATCATCGTGCCGGCAGAATTACGAATAATAGAGGTGCCAGATGATCCTAGGTAGCAAGCTGCATACCGTCGGCGATACTCGGCGCTGGACCGTGCAGTACGACAAATGGCTGGGCAACACTGCGACGATTGCGCAGGTCAGCGTGACGTCGTCATCGACGACGTGCACCGTCAGCACGCCGGTGCCGACGATCTTGGGCACCGACGTGGTGTTCTATCTCACGGGTGGGACGTTGGGCGAGCAGGTGACCGTCACGTTGAAGCTGACGGACAGCCAGGGAAATGTTAAAAACGATACCATCAAGTTCACCGTGATCGCGCCATAGGAGGACTCATGGCCAAGAAACCTGACTCGATTAGCCATCATGAAGAGCGTTTGGAACGGATGCGCGAAGAGCATGTACAAAAGCAAGCAGATGAAGAAGCTCGAAAGCAGCAGGAAGCGCTGGCACAAGAAGAGCGGGAACGTAAAGCGCGGGAGCTCGAGAGCCAGCAGCTAGACTTTCAAGTGGGGTTCGTGCGTGACGGCGAGACCCGCGAGATGTTGCTCGAGCGCATTCGCAAGCTGCGCGATCGAAAGCCGAAAGAGATCGATTGGAGCTTGAATTATCACCGTACTGAAGCGGCCGATAGGGCGTACAATGCCGAGGTCGAGGCCGGCAAGGCGGCGGTGGCGCGAGCGATCGAAGAGCAAGAGCGCAATCGCGAGGCCACGCGTCGGTACGAAGAAGCGGAGCGCAGGCGGTTAGGAACGACGGAGACCGTGCATCATCCCAATCCGTCGCAGCAGGAAGTTTATCCGACGAGTAAGACGACGACGAGAATGAAATGACGTACGATGGGGAATATCATCGACAGTATTATCTGAAACACAAAGCGAGGCTGAAAGGAGTTCGTCAGGAATACTATCGAACTGAACATGGTAAGGCAGTGATTACTGCTGCTACTGCACGGCATCGTGCCGCGCATGCTGATTACAATCGGAATTGGGGTAAAGCGAATCCGGACAAAACTAAACTACATCGTCGAAATAAAGCACTTCGATTGTGTGGTTTGACGGGAAAAGGCAACGAGCCGATGGAGAAGTGGCAAAAAGAATTTGTCAAGCAAGGAGAATCTTGTAAGATTTGTGGTGCGAAAGACCCTGGTACGAAGTGGGGGTGGCACACCGACCACAACCATAACACTGGGGAATTTCGCGGTATTCTCTGCCATGCGTGTAATCTGACGCTGGGCTGTGCGGATGACGATCCAAGACGTCTTCGGCGGTGCGCAGAATATTTGGAGAGAGGAGGTAGCATCCCATGTCCGCACTGAAACTCGATAAGTACGGCGGGATGCTTTAGCTTCCCGCTTGGGATCCACGACTGCTGCCTGAAGGGCAAGCGTCTTACTCCCGCGATTGTTATTTGTTCAGCGGCTCACTGATTGGTTGGCGCCAGCCCAAGCTGTTGCATTGGCTGCGTGATAGCACCAAGCAGTTTGTCTACCGCGTCCCCAACAAGGTTACTAACAACACCGCGATTACGGCGAGCGACTCCAAGTGGCTCGAGTTCGCCGACCCCGACACCACGGTCATGCATTCGCCGGTGGTGCAGGATCAGTACGATCGTTTCTATTGGGCGAGCCCTTCGTCGGTGCCGCGCTACAATACCTACGATCGTATTTTTAACGACCAGCACGATTGGATTCTGGGCGTGCCGGCGTCTGGCTGTCCGCCTGGTGTGGTGGTCGATGGCGGCGGTGACACCATCACGCTGGGCGCCCCTACGGTCGATCCTACGACCAGCACCGGCTTCCAGTATGTCCCCGGCAATTACATCTTGTTCGTGCCGATCGTTCCTTCGGGAACGATGATTATCCAGAGCGTGTCGTTTGCTCCCAATGACGTCGGTTCGCCGGTCAATTTCAGGGGTGTGGTCTATAGCGATCTCAACGGCGCGCCCTATCAGCTGCTCGGTGAAGGTGTGTCGACCCCTGCCGCTTTGGGAAGTGCAAATACGTCGGTCATTACTAATGGTGTGTCGGTCATCTCGAACGTGACTTACTGGGTCGGTATCATGACCGATGCACCTTACAATCTGGAGAACGCCAATAGCAGCCTCAAGAGCCGCGGCTATTCGGCGACTTACTCCAACGCACCGCCCGATCCATTGAACGTGTCGCTGCCGCAAGCGACGTATCGGATCTGGGCCAATCTTCTGGGCGCATCGATCTTCGAAGCGAGGGGTTATGTTTACACTTGGGTTACTGCATATGGCGAGGAAGGTCCGCCGTCTTCTCCCGTGGTCGTGAACGGCTGGTCGAACGCGAACTGGACCATCTCGCTATTCCAGCCCACGCCCAGCAATATGGGCGCGGATTGGCTCGATCCGGCCGACAACACGATGAAGCCGGCTGATCGCAACATCGCCTTCACCCGCATCTACCGCACCATCTCCAACCAGTCCGGCATGGGGACGTACTTCCTCGTCGCCGAGATCCCGGTGTCGCAGGGGACGTATGTCGACAATATCGGCGACGACGTGATCGCGCTCAACGCGCAGCTGGTGTCGCTTTACTGGTACGGACCGCCGGAGGACATGCAGGCGATCCACGCCTTTCCCAATGGCATCGCGGTCGGCTTCCGCTCGAACGAAATATGGTTCAGCGAAGCCTACCGGCCGCACGCGTGGCCGCCTGGATACGTTTTAACGACGGAGTTTCCCATCGTCGGCATCGGCGTTGCCGGCCAGTCGATCATCGTCTGTACGCAGGGCACGCCGTATATGATCAATGGCGTCAATCCGGCATCCATGGCGTCGACCAAGGTCAATCTGCCGGAACCGTGCTTGCACCGGGCGTCGATCGTCGCCACCGACACCGCAGTCTTGTACGTCAGTCAGAACGGCCTCATCCAGATCAGCCAGTCCGGCTCTGGTCTCAACGTCACCGAGGGCTGGATCACGCGTGAGAAGTGGCAGTCGCTCACCCCGCAGCAGCGCGTGCGGGCGGTCAAGCACGCGACCAGCTATTTTGCCTTCGGCGTGCGTAACCCCGGCGGTCCGATCCGTGATGGCTTCACCGTCGAGCTCTCGTCCGAGGACAAGACCTCGTTCACGATCTGGCCGCAGGCCGGTGGCCATAGATTGGGTTACAATAATCTCACCACACCGAATGGCTTCGACATCGTCAACGTCGAGCTCGACGCCTGGACCGGCATCTGCGTGCTGGTGCAGAACGGCGGCATTTATTACTACGACTTCACCGATCAGCATCCGATCATCGTGCCCTATATCTGGCGCTCGAAGACCTATCAGCAGTTGGCGCGGCGCAACTTCGCGGCCATGCGGGTCTTCTTCGAGGTGCCCGACACCACGCCGCCGCAGGTGGCGCGTGACGTGACCTTTCCACAGACGGTTCTTGGGAATAATCAGTACGGCATCGTGCGGATCTATGTTGATGACGCGCTCTGGACCACGCGCGAGATCCGAAAGAGCGGCGAGCTCCTGCGGATCTTCTCCGGCATCAAGGGCGAGCAGTGGTCGTTCGAGATCGAGGGAAGAATCAACGTCTCGAATTTGCAGGTCGCCACATCAGTGAAGGAGTTGGCCGGTGTCTAATGCTCCCTCGTGTCCGATCAGCTACTCCAACGCCATATCGCCGGATGCACCGCTCTATCATCCCGGCGGGAAGGGTCTCGATCCATATCAGTTCGCGCGGCCGTATTCGCTGCAGCATCATATAAATTCAATTCCGATCGCGGTCGATTTGCCATCGGCAATCCGCGCGCTCAACATCATGAACAACATCATCACCCAGATCACCCACAGCGCGCCAATACTCAACAACACGGTCATTCCGGGAGGCGGCTCGGTGCTGCTGCAGGGGATAGATCACAATCCTGGCTATATACGTGCAGATTGGATCGAGGAGAATCGCGAATACGAAACCCGTCATGTCGTCAATCCGGACGATACGGAGCAAAAAGTTGCAATCAAGGTTCTCACCAGGGTCGATTTCAACAACGCTAATACTGGCGATCTGTTGATGTACGAAGGATCAGATGATGTAATGGGGTGATGCATGCCGGTCTATTTTGGTCCTGTCGCGCCGACCTGTCCGATCAGCCGGGATAGCCCGCTGCCGGAGATGCAGGCGCCGCATCTTTTCGGACGCCCACAGTTCGTGCGTCCGGCGATCCCGCGCGCGTTCGATCTGCCTTCGGCGCTCAATGCCGCCAACATTGCACGTAATATCGTGCAGTCCATTACACAAAAGAAGACTATCAACAACGTCTATAGCCATACCTTCGGCAAAAAATTCGAGCCCCACACAGCGGTTGCTCCTGACAAGTATAAAATCAAGACCGCACGCTGGGTCGAGCAGACTAGCAAGCGGGTCAAGCGTCGGTACAAGTACTATGCCAAGGATGATAACGGAAAGAGAAACGAGGACGTCTGGGTCATCATGGAGCGCATCGAGCGTATGGTGTGGTACGACAAGGATTGGAAGACGTACCTGACTTGGATGTATGGCGACAAAGGCGAAGGCGTGCGGGTGGTGCGCGGGACTAAGACCGCGGAAGAAATTGCTTCTGGAGCTTGATCATGACTGCACCCGCTTGTCCGATCAGTCATAGTCAGATCCCTTATGCCACCGCGATCAAGGTCGGCGCCGGCGCGGCGCCGGGAAACGGCAGCGGGGCGCTGCAGGCGGCGCCGAAGTTTCAGGCCATCCCGCCGGCGATGGATCTGCCGACGCTCATCCGCACCGTCAATGTGATGCGCAGCGTGCTGCGACAGCTGCTGGTCAATACCACGATCAACAACGTTTATAATCCACCGCCGACGTTCTTCCGTGCCACCGGCAACACCTATTACAACGAGTTTCCGGCTTGGACGCAGATCGCAGTCCTCAACATGAGCGGTTATGTCTATCACCACGATTGGAAGAACCAGAACGATCCCGAGGATACCGATCGAAAGCAGCGCGCGCTCGTGCGAAGGATCAATGCGATCGACTTCCAGAACAACCAGCAGGAGGCGCCGGACTTTTATTGGAAATATTATCTGCCGTTCGATCAGCAATTGGGGACGCCGGAAGAAGCGGGCACGTAAATGCCTGAACTTGGCGAGTCAGTTTTTGTCGAGGATTTTTTTGAGCGTGTCATCAATGTCTCTTGGGGTGGAACGAAGGGTTTTTTGTTTTCCTGTGGCGACGGAATGTTTGTTTCGGAAGACGGTGAAGATTGGGCACAAGTTCCCAAGGGAGTGCCGGCAACATCGTTGGCCTGGACTGATGACGGCAAGACCTATGGCGTTTGGATGGGCATCAGGGATAGTAGTGCTTGGCGATCGAACAACGGCGCGAAGACGTGGGGTTCAGTCAAGCTGCCAAAAAAAGCAGTTGCTCTTGCTGGGATAAGCTCTCAGGAGAAAGAAGACGATGGCTCGAAAAAAGTTTATTTTGCGATCCATTGTTTTAATGACGAAGGCCCCGGCGTAGATGAAATTTACATATCTAGCGACAAGGGTGATACCTGGAAGCTGGCTTTATCTATTGCGAACTATTTCAACGATAATGAGGGCAATGAATTTTTCAACTGTCTACAAGGAGGTGATGGCAAATTCATTGTCGGAACTCAACGCAGTGAGGATCGTTACGACAACGGATCTGCTTACGTCTATGAATCAAGCGGTAGTGGATTCGGTGGCAGGCGGATGCAATACGGTCCTGGAACGCATGAATCAGATCCAGTTGCAGCTTCTTATATTCGGGCGGAAGGCTACGCCATGGACAGCGCGCCGACCGATGATAACGGTGTTACGGCTTATGTTGGATTCAAGTCAAAGCAAGATCAAAACTCTCACGAATTCGATCCGATGATCGGCGGATCTACGACTTACAACATCCTTATAAACGGCGCGTCTGTCCATGAAACAAATCTTCATGATAGATATGGCGGTACCTTTGGCGTTGGCGGTTTCGATGGCGCTACTGGCGATGGCGCAACTGTGTGTAGCATCATCGATCACAAATATAGCTATGGTCTCGTCTTCAATGGTGATAATTTAATTATCGGTGGAACGGGGGGAGATCAAATAATTACTTTCATTCCGCAAGGCCAACAAGGATTTCTCGGTTCGTTTTGTTTTAGCAAAGGAAAAGGAAAGAAAAAGAGTCTGTTTGGTGGCGTAGCAGTCTTCGATGGAAAGGCTTATGCCTACGTCGGTCCAGCTGGATCGATGCAGCAAAAGATATCTGGAAATCCGCTAGGCCAGCGGGCAGCAATAGGTGCTGGGAAACTCGGAAAATTCTAAGCCAGTGACCTTAAGGACCGGCACAAGCACAGCAATCTTAAGCATTTCTTAGGACTTTTCTGTTAGGGCCGAACAGGCTGGAAAAGTCCAGCTTTTTCCAGGACCTAACAATGGCTGACGGTCAGCTTCAAATTCCTATCGCTCCAGGGGCGGGCGGCTACTCAAATATCTATCCCCAGTCCAATCTTCTGACCGGCTTCACCACTGGTGGCACTGACAGCACGGGTCAGGGCACCAATATTTCTCAGCAATACATTCCCGATTACCCGCAGGCGCCGCTGCTGCAAGCGATCGCGCAGTACGCCTTCGATCAGGCCCCCCAGGTCTACCAGTGGGGGATGAACACCTACAACAAGAACCAAGGCAACATCGATGGTCTTCTCCGCGACGCGCTGAGCTATGCCTCGCCGCAGCGCATCTCCGTCGACATGGGGATGGCGGAAGCGGGCGTGCAGCAGGGCGCCGAGCAGGCGCGTCAGAGCGCGATCCGAGATCTCGAGAGCTATGGCATCGATCCGAGCTCCGGCCGCTACGCCGCGCTCGATCAAGCCAACCGGGTGCAAGCCTCAGCGGCGGCCGCCGGCGCCGGCAATCAGCAACGCATGGCCGACATCGCTGCCGGCAATGCCATGCGCAACCAGGCGATCTCGGCAAGCCTGCAGAACACGCAGCTGGGCTATCAGGCTGCGCAGGAGATGGCGCGGCTCCTCGGCACCGGCATGCAGCTGCGCTATCCGCCGCTGGGAACGACAGCAAGCGGACAGCGTACGCAGGAGTCGACCAGCCGGAATTTGAGCGAGCAATTCGCACCGCGTCAGCCGACGGGTCCTGCGGGTCCTGGTGGCGGACCGGCTGGCGGTGGCGGTGCGCCGCAGCGAGCGAAGGATCCATTCGGGCAAGGACCAGGAACACCTGAAGGTCGGCCTGCGCCTGATCTGACTGGAACAGCGAAGCCGAGTGGCGGTGGTCTTCCTGGCATCGTTAAGCCACCAGGCGGTGGTGGCGGGCCTGGTGGTGGGCCTGGTCAAACAGGCGACGAACAATATCCTGGTTGGCCGGTCTATCCTGATCCGAACGTCACGGGTATCAATCCTGACGATCCAAATAATCCTTACAACATTCCGACTGACGCTTGGCCTGGTGCATACACCGATCCGGCTGGCAATCTTTATGGCGCTGAACCGTCGGGTGGATGGTCGTGGGACAATCCACAAACGTGGGGTGGTCAGCAGGTCGATTGGCAGGGCAACCCGATCGATACGGGCTACACCGGAACATACGATCCAAGCATGGATTGGCAGTACGACCCCAATCAGTACGATCAGGGTTACACCGGTAATTACGATCCCAGCATGGACTTCACGAATTACACGTCGCAATACGATCCAGAAACTGCTGCGCCGTGGCAGGTTGCTGGTGGTAACGATTGGACGGTGCCGAACCAGGATCCTTACGCCAACTTCGATTACGGCTACACCGGTAATTACGATCCCAGCATGGACTGGGCCAATCAGGATCAAGCTTGGGCCGATCAATGGAACCAGGATCAAGCTCAGTGGGATCAATGGAATCAGCAGGATCAATCGCAGTGGGATAATTGGGATCAGCAAGCTTACGATCAATCGCAGTGGGATAATTGGGATCAGCAAGCTTACGATCAGCAAGCTTACGATCAATCACAGTGGGATAACACTAATTACAATCAGCCAGATTATTCTGATTGGGGCGGTAATTGGGGCAGCAGTGATACTGGCGAAGAAACATTCCAACGCGGCGGTGTCGTCGGAAGGAGACCTCCCATGCCTGGTCCGATGCAAACCGGCTATCGTCCGCGCATGGCGCCGCGCGCGCCGCGCGGTCCTTCGCCGCCCGCAGCGACGATCGGCATGACCCCCGGCATGAATTTAGGCACTCCATCCGGCATTATGCCGGCGCGAGGCGTTGCCCCGCCGCCATCACCGGTTCCTGGCGGACCTCCGCTGATGCAGCAAGGTGGACTGATCCAACGTCGACGAATGATGCCGCCGCCGCCTTTCGCACCACCACTTCGTCGAAGCATCAATGGACCCAATGGACCAGCAGCAAATGGACCGCCTGGTCCGGCAGCGACCACCGGTGGCTTCGTATCACGCAATCTCTCGCCTTCAGCCGGCGCGCGCACCGATGACGTCGCCGCCAAACTCAACGCCGGCGAGTTCGTGATCCCAAAAGATGTCGCGCATTGGAAAGGAAAAGAATTTTTTTACAAATTGATCGCGCAAGCACGCAAGAACCGCAGCAATGGTGGCATGCCGGTTAGACCACAGCGAACCGGATATCGACCCAATGGCTAGATATTCTCCTACTGGCTATCAAGCTGCAGTGCCAGGACAGACAGCACCGGTAGAAGAACCTCCTGCACCTGATGAAGGTTATCAGCGAGGTGGTGCGGTGCGTGGTCAAGTACAAAGCCGCAAGAAGAACCGCAAGCTTGGTAAACCTCTCGCACGAACGGGTCCACGGCGCACGAAATTGCGCAAATGGATCGATGCGCCAGTCACCGGCTACATGAAACGCGGCGTTCCGGCCGCCGCGTATGCCTATGGCGGTCCGGTCTATGGCGAAGGCGGAAGCAGCAGCGCCAGCACCAGCGACAGCGGCACCACGGCGGCAGGACCGCTGGCGATGTCCGCCGCGCTCGATTCACGCCGACATAATCCGCAGCACGCTGTCGAGGATGCCGAGGCCTTGTCGACGCGTCCAGCTGGAGCGCCGCAGGTGCCCGAGGAATTCGCGTATTGCAAAGGCGGAGCGGTGCGTCGGACTGGTTACCAGAGAGGTGGCGAAGTTGAGGATAATGATGAAGGACTTATCTCACAGCAAGAGGTCGATTACGATACTGCATATCCGGTTGAACAAGGTGAAAGTCGATTCTTACCTCCAACACACGAAGTAGAGCCAGAGCAGCCGCCGCCGCCGCCACCGCCATCGCAACAGCAAGAGAAAGAAGAGCCTCCTCCACAGCAAGAGGAAGAGGAAGTCCCGACCCCGCGTCCGCGTCCCGTCGAAGCCGACGAAGAGGACATCGAGACCGCGCCGCCGTATCAAGTCGCCGGCCAGCCGCAGCCGCCGCCGCAGCGCACAGGATATAATGCCGAACCGACCGATCAGACCGATCGTGAGGCCGAAGCCATAAGAGCGCAAGCCGAAGTCGCCAAGACGCCGACCGGATACACGCCGACCCAAGCAGACCCACTCGCGCGGATTGTGCAGGATCCCGGTGGAGCTCTGCGCGATGTCCTTGACTGGACCCGTCGCGCGTTGAAGCTGCCTGGCTATACTGCACCGACAGCTACGGTCGAAAGACCGGAGACACCGGTGACCGAAATTGCACCGCCGCGAATCGAAGGCGACACCAGCAAACTCCCGACGGTTCCGACGCGTAGAGCCGCCGCAGAACCGGCTGCCGAACAATACTCACCCGAACAGCTAGACGCTGAACGTAAACAGCAAGCAGCCCTGGCACGTGCTGGTGTTCCCGTTGCGCCCACAGAACCGGCGACACGACTGACACTGCCAGAATCGATTCAATCTGGCGGCAGCTTCGAGCGTGGCGTCGCAGAACGTCACCAACAATTGTTTGCCGGACCCGCACAACGATATGTTCAGCGTCTCACCCAGGATGGGACGCCGGCTGTAGCACCGACTGCAGCAGCACCTACAGATCAGCAAGCGCTGCACGATTATCTCAAGGGCGATCGCAGTTTCACGCCCCAGCAGATGACCGATATCTTGAACCGCACCAGTGCTGCGGATCCGACGCTCGATCAGAACGGTGCCATTCGTAAAGCGTTCCATGATCTGGTCGCCAATGGCGACATGGATGGCGCCTCACGCTTCGTGCAGTCCTTGCGTCCTTCCTACGACAATGTACGTGCGGCGATGATTGCAGCCGCATCGCAGGGCGATTACGGCGCCGCGCTGCAGCTGGCCGGACGGCTCAACAATCTCATTCCGAATGGTCGTAGCGTTGACTTTGTGCAGACCGAGGATGGACGCATTACCGCGATCGTGCGGCCTGACAATGGCGGTCCAGCGACCACGTTCAGTTTGACCCCGCAGCAGTTCAGTCAATACGCCATGGGACCTTCAAGCGTGTTCGATATCGCGGCGCAAGAAGGAATCGAGAAAAAATTTGCGCAGCTGACCGGTTCGCAGGGTGCACCGGGAGAAGTCACGACTGCGGCGCCTGCTGCAGCAACGACCGGTGCTGGTGGTGAGCGCACGACACCGGGTGGCATTCCCATCACCACTCCGCCACCTGCGACTTCACGGACGGCATATCCTTATGGTACGACGGATCAAAGAGCGCAAATAGCTGGATCGCAAGCACAGTTTGGCAATATTCCCGGACGTGGAACTGGCTTTGGCAACACGCCGGATAATTCATCGATCTATTACGATCCTTATCGTGGACTGACGACACGACAAGGTGCGCCAACAACAGGTGCGCCAACGACAAGCGCGCCAACAACCCAACAAGGTCAACCGACGACCCAACAAGGTCAACCAACCCAGCAAAATCAGCCGACTTCCAACGCACCGCTCGATCCTTATTCGCGCGAAGCAGCCCAGCGTCGGGCAGAAGAAGCTAATAACATGTTTCCGTGGGCGAGTCAGACGCGCCAGCGTGCGAACTATGAACGTCAGCTGATGCAGCGCGATATCACGGCCGCGAAAGAATTTCGTAACATTCAAGAAAGGAACGTAACTAAGCAAACGCCCGAACAAAAAATGGACATCGAAAGAATGAAGGAAGACGGGCGTAACCTTCGCAACGCCAACACCGTCGATCAGCGTCGCGATGCGATGAATGTGCGTAAAATGATGAGCGACAATAACATCATGCAGCGTGGATATGATGCACTGTTACGTGCGCGACAAGGTGCAGCTGCTCAGTTAATGACTAACTTTCGTACTCGTCAACGAAACGATCCAACAGCGACACCGAATGATGAAGAACTCGGCGCGATTAAATTCGCCAACGATCTTTTGCAGTCAACAATGCCGACAGCGCCAGCTACAGCAGCGCCAGCAACGCCACAGACCACAACGCCAGCAACGCCGCAACCACCAGCGACGACCGGCACGACAGCTGCGCCAGCACAGCCACCCACAGTCGACCCGAACTATCGTGGCAAGGTCCCGCCGTTCAAGAATCCTGACCCGAATAAATTCCAGTGGGGCACGATGCCGAATGGCGAATGGCAACTGCGACCGAAGTAAATGGCTGACGACGACGTAGATTTTTATGCGCCAGCGGATGATGACGGCACCGAAGCTGTAGTCCGAGCTCCGGCTCCGGCTCCGGCTCCGGCTACCGATGGCTTTACGCCGTATGTCGAACCATCAGAACCTACACGAGCCGCTACCACCGACGGCTTCACGCCATATGAAGAGCCAAAAGAGGATGGCTTTACACCCTACACCGAGCCTGAAAGCGCTTGGGGTGCCTTCACCCGCGAGGCCGTCCATGGGGTCGCTCCAGCAATGGCTGCAGCCGGAACCGGCATGCTCACCGGCGCCGCGATTGGCGCCGCCGTTCCGATCCCTGGCGCGACCCTAACCGGTGGTCTGATTGGTGGTTTTCTTGGAGGTATGGCCGGCGAGACCGTTCAAGACACGGCCGCCAAAGCGTTAGGCTTCGATGACGATGCTGTCCGTGCAGCCAACGTCAAAGAGCATCCGATCGCCGCAGCCGCTGGCCAGGCGATCTCTAACCTCGCCGGCTTTAATCCTCGCGGCGTAGCGGCAGCGAGCACGCGGCTTCTATCAGCCGCTATCAGTGGTGCTGGTGAGACGGCCGCTCAAGTCTATCAGCGTGGCAAGGAACTCTTCACCCCTGAAGGGATCACGGAAGCCGCGCCCTCCATCGCTGCCCAAACCCTCGCCGGCGCGGTGGCTCCAAACCCGTACAAGTGGGGGACAAGACTAGAACAGATAGGCGCAACGGCGGGCGCTAGGTTGCGTCCGCAACCTAGCGCGCCAGCACCGCCAGCGCCAGCCCCAGCGCCGGCTGCACGGCCCGTAGAACCACCGCCAGCGCCCGTGCCGAGGCCGCCAGAGCTTTCATTGGAGGGTGGGGTTACTCGCACACAGCCCCCAGTGCAGGCCGAGCTCCCGCTCACAGGAGGAGCCACCCGCACTGCCGAGCCAGAATTGCCCCTGACTGGTGGCCGGACCGAGCCAGTCCAAACCGAGATGTTTCCACCTCGGACGGCCGATCAAGGCGAACCTCATCTAGCTGGAACAGATCAATACACTGAGCATGGATCGCCCGGTGCTGAAGCTGCCGCCGGCACCGCCGAAGTCCAAGCGCCTCCGCCACGCAGTGAGGCGCACGGTCCCGAGGACTACGGCAAGACTACCCCGCCAAACGAACCGGGCGGAGGGATGAACGTCGGTGAGATCGACCCGACGCTCGCCCATGCGGCGGCTCAATCCGAAATGACTGCGCGACCGACCGCCGTTGCTGGTGAGCAGCCTCCAGTAGCGGCGGCGCGCGCGCCGATTCCTGAAAATTTGCCTGGCGCCCAAAAACCAGGAGGTATTACTGCACCAGAGCCTCCGGTCCAGGGTGCCATTCGTCGCGAACCTGTCGAGGGTGGTCGAGGTCGTTCTGGACGTCCGATTCGCACAGAAGAGCTTCCTATTGGCACGGAACGCGAGATTCTCGAGCGGGGGGTGGAAAAGGCGACCGGACCCAAACTGCCGCCCGAACAGGCTCCGCCCGAACGGCAAGCGCTAGGACGTCAACCGCACCCCGACGCGGATGTTGAGACAGTGCTGGGTCGCGTCGCCGCGCAACCCTCCTGGAAAGACTACGTTCCGCGCAATTTGCGAGAGGCTGGAGAGCTCGCACACCGGTTCTATGAAGGCACCATCAACGCCCTTCACCCTTACGCACGCAAGGCGGCGTGGGTCGAAAAGACCCTGGGCCGTCCGCTCGAGCGAGAGGAGGACTTCCATCGCCTGGCGCGCAGCATCAAAGGCCTCGGTGGCAAGCTCGAATCAATTTACCACGAAGGGCCATTTGATCCTGAGACCCGGAAAGTTATTGGTCCGGCGCTCAATCCTATTCTCGAAAAAATCAGCCGAAATCCCGGCGAATTCACCGCCTATGCCACGGCGCGGCGCGCGATCGAAATTGAAGGTCAGGGCAAAAAGTCCGGTGTCCCTTTGGCCGAAGCCAATCGCGTTGTCGCCAAATACGGCAAGGAGTGGGGGCCGACGTTCACGGAATTGCAGAATTTTCAGAATGGCGTGCTCAAGATGGGAAAACATCTCATCGGCAGCGAGGGCGTCGCCCAGATGATGGCGGCCAACAGATCCTACATCCCGTTCTACCGCGCGATCGACCCCAAATCCGAGCTCGGCGATATGTTCCGAACCGGGGGTGGGCTCACCGTCAAGGATCCGATCGAACGACTCAAAGGCTCCGAACGGCAGATCCTCAATCCGCTCGAGTCCGTGCTGCGCAATACCGCGATGATCACCGATCTCGCCGAAAAGAACGAAGTCCACCGCGCGATGAAGCGCGCCAATGATGCCCTGCCGCTCGATAAGCAATTCATGAAGCTGTCCAAAACCGGCGCGCCGCTCACGATGTCGGCGGAGCAGCGTCAGCGCATGCTTGATGCTGGGATCCCGCCGAACATGATCGAAAAAATGCGATTTACTGACGCTAAGGCATTCTCGCCGGAAACCGGCAAGATGCGGATGTTCGAAAACGGCAAAGAGCAGATTTACGACGTGCCGAAGGACATTGCTCGTGTCATCAATGGCATGAACCGGCCGGCAGCGCACATCGTACTCAAAATTCTTGGTAAGCCGGCCAGCTGGCTGCGCGCCGGCGCGACGTTGACGCCTGAATTCGGCGTCAAGAACGTCTTTCGTGATCAATTGACCGCTTTCATTCAAGCCAAAGGCCTCGGCGGCTACGTGCCATTCTACGACGCGATCTATTCCAGCTTGGGACGCCTATTCAATCCACAGATGCAGAAGGAATTCCAAACTTGGCTGCGCAATGGCGGTGCCAACGCCAACCTGGTGTCGTTCGATCGTAGATTGGCGGATATCGAGCCACGCTCGTTCTACGGCAAGCTGGCAAACGTCGTCGTTCATCCGACCCAGTGGGTCGACATGCTGCGAAGCGTGTCTGAAGCATTCGAAAACGCTACCCGGTTTGGTGCCTATCAGCGCGATATAAGGAATGGAGTCTCAGCACACCAGGCAGCCTTCAATGCCCGTGAGCTCACGGTCGATTTCGGGCGCATGGGCTCGAGCCCAGTGATGCGCGCGCTCAATATGCTGATCCCATTCTTCAACGCCAACGTTCAGGGTCTCGACCGTCTCGGCCGTGCGTTCCGCAACGACCCCGTCGGCACCGCCACCAAAACTCTGGCTTCGATCACGGTGCCGTCGATGCTGCTGTGGATGCACAACAAGGACGACCCACGCTACCAGGAGCTCCCGCAGTGGCAGAAGATGCTGTTCTGGATCGTCATGACCGACAATTGGAAAAACATCGACACACCGGCTGCGCAGAAAGCCGCTGCAGGATTGGGCCCAGCATGGAAGCGCACGCTACCGGATGGCACCCAGCAATATAACGCCGGCTCGATCTGGCGCCTGCCCAAGCCGTTTGCCGAGGGTCAGATCTTCGGCTCGCTGCCCGAGCGCATCATGGAGTCGTTCGTGCAGCAGCGACCGAACGCCTTTAAGCACGTCGCCGACTCCATCATGGACGCGCTATCGCCGAGCCTCGTGCCGCAAGTCGTCCGGCCGGCGATCGAGCAGCAGGCGAACTGGAACTACTTCTTGAACCGGCCGATCTTACCAGAGGGAATGACGAAGAAGCCGCAGGCTCAGCAGGTGCTGCCAGGGACCAGCGAGACCGCAAAAATGCTGGGGCAAGCCATT